AGAAGGGGGGGGTCAAAACGCGATTCGCGGCACAGATATGCGCGAGGCGCATAGATCACTCTGATAATGTCGATTATGTTAAATTCCACTTCTTGCATACGACATATAAATAAGGCGTTTGCGCGATGCATCGTATTATTGAGTTATGCGCGGCGCGCAATGGCACAACATATTGTGTCAAACGGTTGCAATTGAACGCCCGTTCAGTTACGCGCGCGGACGCGTGCGCGTTCGTACGCCGATGCGTGTTTTCACCGTTAATCGCCACCACTGGAAACCTCCTTATCAATTGCGCTCATCAACACCTTACGGAAACCGTGTTCAAAGAAAAAGTGGTACGCTTGTTCCGACATGTCCACTGTCAGCGTCGCTGAGCCGTCCTCGTTGTCCTTGATCTCGACCACCTTGATCTGCTCACCGTCAATCATCGCTCACGTCCTCCGCTTCACCCTCGATCACGTCGCCAAGTAACTGCGCAGCCTGCGCGTGCAAATCGTTCACGCTGATGTTGATCGCGACGTCCTTCTGCCGCGTGTCGTATTGGCTGTTCAGCTTGGACGCGATCCACTTGTCCGTGTCGACCTTCAGCCGGTCAGCGTTGACCGTCGACGGATCCGTCATCTGCGCTGTCTTGACCGCTCTGTCTGCGAAATAATGCGCAGCCTCCATCAGCGCTGCCTCGTACCTGTCACGACGCCCAGGCGCGCTATCGAGCCAGCGATACCACAGCTTATGCCCTACGTCGTACTGCTTGCACAGGTCACGCATTGACGTCCCCGTCGCCAGTAGCTCGAACAGGTCATCCTCGCCCACCTTATCCAACGCTGCCAGCTTTGCCTTTGCAACCTCGCTCCTAGCCATCCGTCTTGATCTCCCCGATTAAAGCTGAGTAGCCGCAGATGTCGATCCAGCTATCCGCCTTGCCCGGTGATTTCTTTGTCCGCGCAATCTTCAGCAGCATCATCATGTTTGCCACGTCAACGACGGTGATGTCCTCATCCAAGTATGACGACCACAGCGCCGCAACATCTAAAAAGTTTCGCTTTGCGTCGCCGTAATCGTTTGCACGATCACCGCTTATCAGCCGCTCCGCTTCCTGCAATATCTCCGCTCGTTTCATGTCTACCTCCTAAAACGGTATATCGTCGCCGCCGAGATCCCAGTTTACCCGGCTATCACCATCGCGTATGACGCGCGTCACCTTTGCCTCTGGGAACGCGCTGTACGCCTCATTCAGCATCTTCTCTGTCCAATCGAACCGCAGCAACCTTGCCACGTCTTCAAAGCTATACACGCACCAGTGCGGGTGCTTCTTACGCAGCTCCACCCACCCGTGCATCGCAAAGCATGTTATCCCGCCGTCAATTTCCACGCAATACGCGTGCGGCGGTAGCGGCTTGTGCCCCGCAGCCTCTGCGGTCTGCTCTAGCACGTCCCACGCCCTCATGAGCTGCGCGGCAACCTTATTCACGCCCGCGACGTCGTTAGCCTCCACCAGCTCCTTCAGCCGCTCGTAGGCCGCCTCAAACCGTCCCGCCAGTTCAGGCTCTACCAAGCTGGGCAGAGTATCGCCCCACTTCGCCGTCTTCTCCCGCGCTATCCGATCTAGCGGCGCGAGCTGTCCCCACACGCCCGCGCTAATCACGAGCGCATCCTCACCCACCTTCACATGGCCAGCCGCATCTCTGCCGCGCTGCCTTGCGTTTGTTTTATTTACACGTTGCTTAGTCTGTCCCATTGCCAGCTCCTCTGTCGCTCCCACGATTTACCGCACCTTGCGTGCCGCACTATTTACCGAACCCCGAACCCCCGCCGCACCTTCGTATATATATACGAGGTGGTGCGGCGGTGGCGTAATACGGTGTTTCCTCCGCACCTTCGGCAGTTTTCCGCACCACGTTTTCAAGGTGCGGTAGTGTATATACGGACGTGCATACATCAGTGCATCCGCCCCTCATATTCCGCATAGACCAGCGCGTGGACGATCAGCTCCATCAGCTCAATATCTTGGCTAACGCCATCGACGACGTCGACGACGAATTGCTGATCGTTGACGTCCGCGCTGCCCATTGGCATCTGCGCTGCGTCCCACTCGATCCTGCTCATCTGCTCCTCCTCGTCCCACACAATGCGCCCCACGATGCGGTCGCTCATATGTCCATCTCCAACTGGCGGATGCGGTAGGCTAGCTCTCTGAGCTGCTCGTGCATCCCCTTATCTATGTGGCCACTGAACAGCGGCCGCCGATCCTTCGCCTGGTGCGCCTGCCCCGGTATCAGGGCGAACGTCTTGCCGTCCGGATCTATCTCGAACGTAATGTGCGCCACCTCGTAATGCTCACGCGGCGCGTCTGGATGCCTCGCCTTAGACATTGGCGTGTGTCTGCTCATGCCCACCCCCGCAATAAATAGTGATCAAAGATTGAACGCCACGCGTTGGGGTCGATCAGGACGGTTTCCGTCTGGCCGTCGAAAAATTGCAGCTCAATGATCCCGTGGCCTTCTTCGCTACCGTGATCAATGACGCCCCAGTAATCAATGTGCGCCATGTCGATCTGCACCAGCTCACGCTGCCCGTTGCGCTCCGTAAATAAGTGTATCAAGTCGTCGCTCTTCATAGCCCTGCCTCATCCCTTGTGATCCACGTTCCAACGACAACCACTGGCACGTCGCGCCCGTCTCGCTTGCTTGGCCACGTCTCCGCTCGCAGAACGTCCGTCTCTAACCACTTCTTGACGATTGCCTTGCAGCGCGCTTTTTCGTGTGGCTTGTCTACGTCCAACTGTAGCACAGTTGCCGCCGCATGTCCGACCCATTGCTTCGCCTGTATGTTTTGGCGGTACGGCTCATCCCGCTCCGCCGCGGCCCCGACGAGCTTCTGCACCTCCATCGCGTCCCTTGCTTTGACCCCGTCGAACAGGTCGGGCAGCTTGAACGGCGTCGCGACCCCGACGTATTCCCCATTGGGCAGCTCCACCCCGACCATGCGCCGGTACAGCGCCTTTGCGGCCGGCGGGGCTAGGTTTGCCTTGCCGTCGTCCACCCGCATGATGCCCAGGCTCTCCTCCTCCGTGACGCCCAATTTGAGCGCCTCGTCTTGGCTGACACGATTTAGCACGCGCGCGGCACGGGCCGCCCCGATTAGCGATCCTGCGCCCCGGATGGAGTCAACGGTGGCATCCTCGCCGTTTGTCTTGCGTATGTGGTGCGTCAGGCAGATTGCCGCGTCCGTCTCGTCCGCCACGCGTCGCACGACCGCGACGGCCGCGTTCATCGCAGAATTATCATTTTCGTTGATTGCGTTCGCCCCTACCCAGGGGTCTATCAAGACTAAACCGATGTCGCACTCCTTTATCTTTGCGATCATGCGCTGCGCGATGTCCTCCATCACCTCGATGCCGTCGCGCGTTTGCTTGGCGAACGTGATGTTGATGTCGCGGCCTGCGTCTAGGAATATGCGCCCAGCGATCTCCTTGTTTGTGATGCCATAGTGCATCATGACGCCCGCGAAACGGCGGTGCATCTCCTCCAGCGGATCCTCTAGGTTGATGATCCACACGTTCGTCTGCTCTCTCACCGGCTCCTCTAGCAGCGGGCGATTGATTGCCACGCTAGCCGCCTCCACCATCTGCATGGATGACTTGCCTATGCCGCCCATCGCCGCCACGACGCTGACGTAACCGCGGATGTAGTGCGTGCCGTACACCCAACGCCTGGGCGGTATCTTTGCGGGATCCACCGGCTCGTATGGCGTCGGCCACTGCATCTCGCTCGCCAATTGCTCGCGCTTCTCCTCCTCGACACGCTTTGCCATCGCCAACGCCTCGCGCAGCTTCTCGTCTCCGACCTCGCGCAGGTAGTCGTTGGCGTCCTTCACGCTGTCGATGCCGAGGGTATCGAACCGAACTACGCTGACTGCAATACTTCCGTCGCCGCGCAATACGTCGGCCGCCTTTTCCACGTCTAGGTCGGGGTCGGCGCAGATCGTGACGTCTGACGCCCGTGGGGCGTTGTATGTGGACATGCCGGCCTTGCCGAACGTGCAGACAACCACCGCGTCATCCTGACACGCCTGACGCACGCTGAGCGCGTCCTCTGGCCCCTCAACAATGCAAATCGGCTTACCGCATTGCGGATCGCCAATGTGCATTACATTTCCCGCCAATACGCCACGCGAATATTTCGTGATCCCGTTGTGTTCGCGCTTCTCTCCTTCAGGGGTAAGCAATACCGCCTGAATACCCTGCACATTGCCCTCTGGGTCACGCGCCGGAAAGATAATCGCCGGACCGTCGTATACGCTCGGACTGTACCGCGCCACGTCTACCGCCGAACTGGCGCGCAGCCCGCGGCTGTTCAGGTATAGCAACGCCGGACGCGTCGCCAGCTTATTGTCGCGCGTGATAGGCACCGCGCGCTCCCACGCCTCGCTCGCCTTTTTAATCTTGTCCTGTCGCGTCTCCTCGTCGCGGACAAGCATGTCCTGCGCCGCAAGCCGCCCGATCAATCGGTCGAACTCAGAAACCGTGTATGGCGTCGTGTCCGAATCCTTCAGCTCCTTTGGGTTCTCGCCGCCACGCTTAAACCCTGACCCAATGGTCGCCTTTATCTCGATGTCGTTCAGGCCGATTGTCTTGGCTGCGCCGTGCAGCTCAACAATGGCGGCGTCAATGTTCGCGGGCGACAAGTGTGCGTGCCTGCCCAGCGTGTACGCTGCCTTGTTTAGTGTCTCGTTTCTGCCGCCCTTTAGCGTCGCCATGACCTCGCCGACAACGCTCTCCCTCACTTTGCTAAAATATGCGTCTGACATTTATTTTCCCTGTGCGCCTATTAGCGGGGCGCGCGGACGCGCCCCACGTTGTAAAATTTTAGAAGCCGAAATTGTCATCCCCGGCAGGCGCCGCTGCGGGTGCAGGGGCGGGTGTTGGCGCGGGTGCCGCCGCCACAGGTGCCGCGGGTGCTGCGTCGGCCGCCGGCTTGTTGATCCACTTGCCGATGTTAAAGCCGACGTCGTAGGACGTGCCCTTGCCGATGACGACAGGCGTCGTCGCGGTGACCTGAACCACTGGCACCATGCCCTGGTTCCACTCAGGCATCTGCTCGGCCTTGTTGTACAGCTTAGCGATGAACTGACCCAGGCCATACGAATTGCCGCTGAACGTCGCCTCACGGCCGTCGCTCAGCCAACACGTCGCCTCAAAACCGTTCTTGTGGTTTTCGCTTGGGCGTGGCGTTGGCGTTGATGGCGATGGCCACGGCTGCCAATCGCGGATGCCGACGTCAATGTGCAGCCATCCGAACGTGACGTTGGCAATGTCGATAGCAAAGCCGCGGTCCATGTCGATAGGCTCGTCCCCCGCTTCCGTTTTTGCCCACCAACGATTTTGCGGTAGGTTGCCACGAATGTAGATACCAGTGTTTTCTCCGTCCCCGGAACCAAATGAAATAGGCATATGTGTCTCCTGACTTAGTTTGCCGTAAATTTGAACGCGTAATTAGGTATGCGCAGGGTTTGCAATTCCCCGTACCCATAGTCCCACACGTTGCTCTTCAACGCGCCTGCGTACTGCTCCAGCGCGTATTGGACCGCCAGCTCGCCCTCGTGCAGGCTCTCCGCGTCCAATTCGTAAACGCCGACGGGGTAGGGTGCGTCCTTGCCCACGGCGATAAAAATAAACCTGTCTACCTCGTGCCCGTCCAACATCATTGTCCGGCGGTAAAACTGATCCTGGATATGATACCCAAGATTGCCCGCCTGCTTCGCAAATGCTTCAGGGCTGGGCGCTATTGTCGTCTTCAAATCAATCACGGCGGCAATGTCGCGGCGCCACCCGTCTGGACGGCAGCGCGTATCAACGCCGATGACCTCGTCGCGTGAGAACACGCTCGCCTCAACCAACAGGTCGCCACTGAGCAGCGCCGCGGCTGCGGCATTCGACCGCACGGCGTTCGCCATGTCAACCGCCTGATGATAGTCCGCCTCTGTGAGTAGCACCGCGCCCTCTGCGTCGGCTGCGTCCTTCTGCTCCTTCCAGGCGTTGCCCCTGCGTGTCTCTGGCCCACACCAAACCGTCTTGGATCTGTGCGGCTCTAGCACGAGCGTATGCACGGCCGTGCCCAGATCAAACGCGGCGCTTGGCTTGCGCTTGGCGTGTTTAAAGTGCGCCAGTGATTCTAGCGCGATAGTTTTGGCGCCCGAGGCGCTCAGCGCCCAATTGAGGTGGTATTCCTCGTTCGACATTGTCTCAACTACTGGCATTACGCCTTCCCCCTGCCATACAGCGCGATCAGCAGCGCCTCGGCCTTGTGTTCGTCTTTCTTGCGCTTCAGCTCCGACGCAAGGTCCGGAAACCATTGCTGCGCCATCCGCCGTGCCGCGTCCTTGTCGCGTGGTAAATTCATTGAGCGCTTCCATGTGTTAGGCGTGACCAGAGTGTAGCGCGTCCGCGATAACGCAGCCGTCGTCACGATCTGACCAAACCCGTAGCCCAGTTTGAACGTGGATGACACGCCCTGCTTTGGCATCGCCTGTTGCTTCTCGATAAAGATGTGATCGACCCGGTCAACCGATGTCAAAATGTCCATCAGCGCAACCACATCGACACCACCCTCGTCGTAGGTTGGCAAATCATGGACCTCCGCCCAATCATCTCCAACTAAGGCAACGCCGCCCGTTCTATAGCCGCAATCAATACCGATAATCATTTTCGAACTGATACCCCGCTGTCTTCAGAAGATCCATCAAAGCATATTCAACCATCTTTGACATTGGCGTTCGTGTCTTGTCCGAATGCTTTTGCAGCGCCTCATAGACATCCTCGCGGATGCGTGGGCCAATTTGTTTTGTATCTGTCATTGTAGCCTCCATCTAACAGACTGTTAACATCTGACCTAGGTATGGCGCAAGAGGGTTCATTGTGATAAATTTCTAAAAAGACCAGGCGGTGGATCGACATGGAAAAATTTGGGATCGTTTTAGCAGTTTTCGTGCAGGCAGCGGGCGTCGTTTGGTATGTGTCTATGCTTGCCAGTGGCGTCGATGAAAACGCCCGTAATATAGCGCGCCACGAAATCATGATCCAAAAGCTAGAAGATACGACACAAACGCAGGCTATCATGTCGGCGCGTATTGATGAGAACATCCAGCAAATCCGTTTAACGCTGGAGAAAATGGCGGATAATTAAATGGACCAAAAAGCTATCATGTCAGTGCTGTTCGCGGCAGTCGTTGCGCTGATCGGCTGGAACATCTCCACGACACACGAGCTGACGCTGCAAGTGCAGAAGCTAGAGGTCATTCTCTTGAATGATGCGTTCGCAAAATGATTGACCCCTTCACAGCTCTGGCAGCTATCAAGGGAGGCATCTCCGCCGGTAAACAAATTCACAGCATGTCGAAAGAGATTGCGGGTTTTTTTGACAGCGTCGACACCGCCAAAAAGAATCACCAGAAGAAAAAAGACAGCCCGTTTGCATCCGCCAACGAGGAGGCGCTTGACACGTTCATGAAGCGGCAGGCGGCCATTGACGCAGAAGAGCAGCTTCGTGAAATGATCATCGCGACGCGTGGGTTCTCGCAGTGGCAGGAGCTGTTAAAGCTGCGCCGCGATATCGCCAATGAGAGGCGTGAGGCCGAGCGTAAGGCGCGGATCGAGGCGCAGGAGCGGCAAGAGGCCATCGTGATCATTATGCTCGTCATTATGGGCATACTGGCGCTAGGCGCCCTGGTGGCAATGGTTGGCGGTAGCCGGGGATGGTTTTAGTCGAGATAAACCGCGGCCGGTGGGCCGTATACAAAAATGGCAAAATCGTTATAATTACGACGTCGAAAAGGATTGCGGAAGGGTACGCGGATGAACGAGCTGATACCGGACAAAGAGACATACCAGACAAATAAGAGACGCATGACGTGGGCCTGCCTAGGCATGATGATCATATCGACGTTTGCGGTCATCTTTGATCCCGCACGCATGAACGAGGCCAGCGCCGTGTTGATGATGATGTACGGGTCGTTGTCTGCGGTTGTTGGCTCATACTTTGGGTTCTCAGGAGGAACGAAAAAATGAGAAAAATAACTAGCATTGGCATCCACTGTAGCGCGACGCGCCCTAGTTGGTACGAGGGGAAATCTAACGGCCAGAAGGTCGCGGAGATCAAGCGGTGGCACGTCCAAGACCGGGGGTGGTCAGATATCGGATACACCTACGTCATCTGCCGCGACGGTGAGGTGAAGAACGGCCGCCCGATTGAACGCACCCCGGCGCACGCTAAGGGCCATAATAAAGGATCCATTGGCATCTGCCTGCTAGGCGGACACGGCGGCACGCGTGAAGATGATTTCGCAGAAAACTTTACGCCAGAGCAAGAGGTCGCGCTGCGCGATCTAATCGCCAAACTGAAAGACGAACACAAGATCCGCAAAATCTGGGGCCATAATGAAGTATCTAGCAAGGCGTGCCCCTGCTTCGACGTCAAAGCATGGTTAAAGGGTTAGTCATATGTTTGCCCCTGTTACTTGGGGGCTGCTTGGGGTTGCCGTCTTTCTTGGCGCCATCTGGTGGGGTGAGCGTGACACCGATTGGTACAAACATCGCCCGCGAGGTGGAACAAACAGCCGTGAAGCAAGAGACGACGACTACCGCTGGGCGGGACGTAGTCCAGACGGAGACGATCAAGGAGGTTGAGCTGGGCCCAGCCGAAACGGTCACAGTGAACAACCAGGACACGCCCATGTGGCTTATTCTGGTTGCGCTACTGGGTTGGTTGCTGCCAACACCTAGTCAAATGGGAATTGCTATCTGGAACGCAATTTTGATGTTGACGTCACCACTGGCTAGATTAAAACGACGGAGCGGAGAGTAAATCAACGTGCCGCGTCCATACCACGGGCGGTTTTGTTGGTCCCCAGTATAGCCCGACACTATTTCTGGCTCTCCGCACGATTCTCCTCATCATGTAGCACGCGGTGGCAATTAGAACATAGCACGATGCAACGCTCTAACGCCTCCTTCTTAGCTGCGCCAAAACGGCCATTGCGCACGAGGTCAGTGACGCGCTGATTGTCTGGGCTTTTTATGACGTGGTGAAAATCAATGGCGGCAGGGTGCGAGTATCCACACTTTACGCAGGATAGCGTTGATTTCCATTCCCGGTATTCAATTCGCATCCGGCGGCGGTAGCTGTTTATTCTGTCCTGTATCTTTCTCTTATTCTTCTGATAGTACTGTTTACGGTACTCTTTATTGTACGCTTTTTGGCGCTCTTTATCTGCATAAGGGATGGCTACGTCCTCCAATAAAAAAGGCCCCCATGAGGGCCTTATATCATTGTTTCTCTTGTTTTTGTAGGTCGTACCTTCGTATGTAGTCCGACACCGCCATCGGCGTGATGTCTAGGAGGTCCGCGATATCTTTGCGCTTCATCCCCCTGTCCAATCCCCGCTGCACTAACCTAGCGTTGCGTGGCAGCTTCTTCGGCTTTTCAGGGGGCCTGCCGCCCTTTAATCCTGCCGCCTTACCCTTTAGCCCCGCGATCCAATTAGCGCCGCCCATGCGCTTGACGTAGCGCTTGTTGCAGTCCTGGGCGTCCATCAGCATCAGCTTGCCACACTTAGCCCACAAATCCTCTGTGGGCGCCGTGTTGGCGGGCCACTTAAAGCCCTCCAACGATCTGCGGATAGGTTCACTCATCGCCAAGCACATAGTCAATGGTTTCGTAGTCACGCGCCCAGTATGTGCGCCCCGCGGCCTTCTTGCCGTAGTTGTTCACGCTGATCTTTAGCACGTCGTTTGTCTTCCACATTTTCTCTAGCGTCGACCGGCAATTTGCCGTCGATTCTAGTCCAACGGCGTCTGCCAGTTCGCGCGTGCTAGCAAATCCGCCTAGCTCTTTTAACGCTTTCGCAACCATCTCGCGTGAGCAGTGGCCCCACTTTGGCTCTGGCTCCTGATCTAGCGCCATCTCTTGCTGACGTGCGTTGTCTTCCAGGATCCCGCAAATCTGGTCAGCGATAGCTGTAGGTGCTGGCGCGGGTTGCGCCCATTCTGGGATAGCCGTAGGCGTCGGGTCGGGCTTCGATAGCGCGACGACGTTTTCTTTGCGCGCAATGTGCATTGCGACCCACGGGACGTATTTGTTTTCCGTGTTTGCGTTTGGCTGAATGTCTAGATCAACGCGGTCGCGCTCTTTGTAGTCTAGCGCAATGAGTAACTGGCACAGTGAGCGGGCCATGTATACCTGTTCTAAGTTGTCTGCGCGGATCGCACGTCCGCCCTTACCGTGAAGCTGAGTGATCACGCATTCTAGGTTTGATAGGTTTTCCATTATTTATTCTCCTCGATTTTGAGATGGCGTTTTAGCATATCCAGTAATGTCAGGATTTCGTTGCTATCGTGGTATCGGGTAGATCCCGATGATTTTTGATCGAGCCTCATCACCTCGACCTTTCGCTGAATGCGGCCAATGATGACCGGTACGTCTGGGTCCATGTCCAGCTTTGAGAGATCCCACTTAGCCATAGACAATCACCCACATGATTGCCGCAAACGCGGCGGCAATAATAAAGCAGGCGTAGTCTTCCCACCCTGCTTTGTTCCAATTATTTTTCTGCATCGTTTTCCTCCAATAGTCCGCGGTAGTATGCGATCCAGCCGTAGTGGTGGCCAGTATCGGCGCTTATGCTGCTAGAGCGAACGCCGCGGTTTTCGCGCTCTAGTTTATCTATTTTTGCCTGGTGGTAGGCGATCTTCGCCTCCCACCCTACTGCGTCAACGTCGCTCATTATAAAAGACCTCCACGCGCCATCATATCTTGCTCAATAAAAGTATCCTCCCATCCCGCCTCCTCAAAGTAGCGCATAACAGCCGCGTCTGACGCTTTCTCCGCAGCTAACTCTGCATCAACTAATGCGTCACGCTCTTCAAACGCAGAGCGAAAAACTTTTAGCATTGATGGCAAGTCGCAAATAGAAACCTCGTCTGCCGCTTCAAAATGAACCATAAAATAATCGGATAATTCGGGATCATCTGATTTAAAAACCCAACGGCCAAATTCGCAATCAACAAACTGACCATACTTTGTGAAACCTTCTCCGCTCACGTTGACCATAACGTCGTAATTACAATCGTTTTTAAAAAAATGCCCCGCCGGAAAAGAGGAGAACCGGGCGGGGCTAGTACAGGGAGAGACAAACATGAGGCACCCTAGTGCGCTAGGGTAGGCATGAGCGCTTATCTCAAATCTGAGATATCTTATGTTTCTATTGTGGCGCAACCCCGATTGTGCAAATAGTTAACAAAAAAGGAGTAATAGATGCTTACCGACGACCAAACTGAACTGGTGCGTTTACTGAAAAACCCGCACCGCATTAACAACAATCTGGCGATGTACCGTACATGTGAAAAGGCCGCGGCCCTCATTGAAGAGTTAGACCGCGACCTGGATAAAGCTAAGGCCGCACGCAAGACGCGCCCGGCGAAAGCTGATTAACGGTTGTTGTAGTAGTCTAGTAGACCAGGAACCGCGCCCATCGTTAGCCCTTTGGCGGCTATCGTGCCGGCGCGAGACGCCCCCTCGAACACCTCACGCCCGCGCTGCAATTGCGGCGCCGCACGGCGTAGCTGCTGTTGCTGACGGATTAACTCGTCCAGAGACACCTGACGTGTCAGTGGCAGCGCTAGCTCACGGGCTAGCAGCTCCATTGATTCAGTCGTGCTAGGCGCTTGGTTAGGCATTGACCGGCGGAAGGATTCCATCGCGCCTGTCATTGGCCCACGCTCACCCATTAGCTGGCCTGTCGTCTCTCTCGATTTTACGACATCCTCGGCCGCCTCTTTAAACATCTGACGCGGCAGCGTTGCGGATTGTCGCGCTGACGACGCGCGCATATTCATCGCTGAATACACCTCATCGAACTGGCGCATGAACTCTTTTGCCTCCGCATCCCCAAGGATCGCCTTAATCTTTGTCTGGTTGTTGCGGCTAGATAGGTCCTTGAGGCCACGCAACACCTCTCTGACGTCCAAATTTGGATCCGTCAGTGACGTTTTCACGTTGCCCATTGTCTCGTCTAGGTAGCTGCGCAAACCCTGCCTCAGGGCGTTCTTTTCGGCGCCCTTCATTGTCTTAACGGCTAGCTCAACGTCGTACACCTTGGTGCCCGGTTTTAGCATTGTCTCGCCTAGGTCAATTGCGTTTCGAATGTCGATCACGCTTGCCGCTAGGTCACGCGCCTGCCCATATTCTGGCACCAGCTTGTCCGCCTTTTCGCGGATTTGCGCCGCCAGTGAGCGCTGTGCGTTCTTAACCTCTGCGGCGCCGACACCTTCGACGTCGTTTAGCGCGCGTGTGACATAGTCCACAAAACGCATGTCAGGTAAATCTGTAAACCCTTCAATGGTGCCGTCGTCGCCAATCTTGACCAGCTTATTTAGGGACGGGACGCCCTCCATACGCGCGATGTTGGCCGCCTTATCTAGGATTGACGGATTGACGCGCTCTAGCAGATCGAGCATTTCGTCCGCCTCTTTGCGGCCAAAATCAATGGTCGCGTTGTACGCTGCGTCGTATGCATTCTTACGCGCTGTCGACGTTGTCTCCATCAGCAAATCTTTCACTTGCTGCGCGGCCACTGGTCCGCCAAGGGTGTCGTCTAACAAGTTGTTGAACTGGACGCCCGCCTGACCGGCGACCTCCTCAATGTTCTGACGCGCGATGCTGCCGCCAAACGGCGACTGAGCCACGATGTCTAGCAGCCCCTGCATTGTCGGCCCCATCTGGCCCATAGACGCGTATTGACCCGCGCGCTCTAGGTTTGCGGCCGCTGTCGGCGCGTCAACCTCCGCCGCCCTGCTCAGCAGCTCTAACGCTTGGTCCTGTGCGCCGATTTTACGCCCGACATCTTTTGCTGGTGCCTCGATAAACTGACGCGCAACCTGACCCGCCGCGCCTGTCGCAAGCGGCAATGCGCCGCCCAGCGCTCCGCCAAACGCTGCGCCTGTAGTTCCACGTTCTGCCGCCGCCTTTTGGCGTGACGCTGTGTCTGTGCCAGAGCCGTATCCGCTGATGTAGCCCTCAAGGCCACCCTCCGCCACGCCTAAAGCTGCACCGCCCAACACGCGGCCCGCTAGGTTTGCGGGTAGCATTGCAATCTGACCTGCCGCTAGCGGTATAGCCGTGCCAACGCCTGTCGCGACGCGTGACGCCGCCACAGTGCCAGGCGCGATGTCTTCACGCGCCTGCGCCGCTAAGCGCGCTTGCTGCATTTGTTTTTCGCCAACCGTTGCGCCGACCATTTCGTCAAAATATTCGCCGATGTACGGGATGCCCTTGATGGCAGATGTCAGGCGCGATAGCCCTTCGCCTGTCTGGCCGATTACGTTGCGCGCCTCTTTCTGCTTAATGTATTCTGCTTCGTTGCCGCCTAGCTCACGGATTAATGCGATATCCGCGGGATCCGATGTAGAGAAACCTGACCCGGCGTATGTCATCTTGCCGCTCTCGCCTTGCACGATGCGCCCTTGGTCAAACTCTTCTAGCACCTTGTAGCCGCGGCCCTCTAGGTCCCTACGCTTTTTCGCTGCACGCGCCTTATCGACTAGCGATAAAACCTCCATCTGCGATTTACCCGCAGCCTCCGCCTTACGCGCTTGGTCTAGCCAGTAACCGGGGTTGCTCTCGTTTGCCATCTATAGGTCCTCTTCATTTGGGACAATACTTCCGCCGCCGCTGCCGTCGCCCTCTGAGCTGTTCATCGTCCACTCAGGGCGTCCGCCTAATATTTCGTTCAGCGCCTCGCTGCTAACGTCGGGGTCGTTGTATGCTGTTATAATCATACGACGGTAGCGTTTCTGAATCCTGTCTAGCGCATCCATTGACTCTTCATAGCCAACGGCTAGGTCAAGGCGTGTGATTTCGTTTTCGAGCAATTCCATCTCAGTGTTTGAGATAGCGCCGATGCCGCCCGCGACCTTCTTTAGCTCTTTAAGAGCGTTTAGCGCCAAGTTTGACCGTAGCGTGGCAACTAAGTTTTGCGCTTCCGCCGCAGGGCCAAATGGCAGCTTACCAAGTGCCCAGCCGACAGGTCCTGTCGTTAGCCCTGGATTTTCTCTTAACGCGTCACGCAGATCGCCCACAGTGTCTAGCGTCATTGCGGCGCCCTCGACGCTGCTTGCCGCTAGCTTTTGGTTTTGAATTTGCGCTGTGATTTGCCCCGCCATTGCTGAGTAAACCGTCGGATCAATCACGCCCTGCACCAGATAATTGTTCAACATCTCTAGGCGTTCACGCGGATCTGCGATAGACTGCATGTTTTGCGCGACCATGCCCATCATTGCACGCGCCTGCGTTGTCGCCGCCGCCTTGCGCGCTTGATCGGCACGCTTTGTAAAATCGCCAAGTAGCGACTGCACCATTGTGCCCTCTTTGCCTTGCAGCGCGCGGCCTGCGTCGCTGATCGCGGCAAACGCTAGCATCCGGCGCTGCGTCTTGCTCATCTTGCCGTATGGGTCGTCCTGCGTCTCTTGCCCCGCTTGCAGCCCCTGCACGCCCTGCAACGCAGTCATAAGCTCCGTCATGCTATACGGCACCTGGGCGCCGTCGGCAGGCGCGGGTGCTGGCGCTGGTGGCGTGATCGGCGCTGGGGTGCCCGTTGTTTGCTGCTCCACTGGGACATCTGACGGCACGATAGGCGACCCGTCTGGCGCCGTGTTGGCTACTTGAACGCCTAGCTTTACCATCTCTTCTGGCGTAGCGGGTTCACCGGGCATCGCCTGACCCTCAATCCCAAGCGTGGCGATGTCGTCTTCAGTGAGTATATATTGTGCCATCATCGCCTCCTAGAAACTTAGCGGGTTAGCCTGTAAACCCTTGTTTGCAAGCCCGCCAAACGGACCATAGCCCGCCATACCCAAGCCGCCAAACGCCTGTAAGCCCATGCCGATGCCCGCCAATGGGTCGCGCACGCTTGTATTCGAGAACCCGGACGACGTTCCTGTCGTTGTGCCGTAGCCCGACGGGATCGCACCGGCTGCGCCCGTAAGGACGCCAAATTGCGTTAGCGGGTAGTTTTGTTGGCGCATGAACTCCGCAAAATCTACGTCCAGCCCTTGCTGCTCTAGCGTGCGTCGCGCTTCTCCTGCGCCCATCTGCGCGCCTAGGATCGCCTGCTCAGTTTGCAGCCCTTGCAGCCCCTGCGCCGCCTGACGGTCAAGCTCCTGCGCTGCTAAGTTGTACGCCTGGGCGTCTAGCGCCGCTTGCCGCTCGCCCTCGTATACGTCGCGACGGTCGCCAAACGCGCCCGCCTTAATCGCTTGCGCCTCCTTGCCGATGCCCTGTTGGGCAAACTGGCGATTTAGTGCTGGCGCCATTTGATCTTGGATTTCCATAAGGCGTTGCTGACGTGCCGCGGGATCCATTGCGACGCGCATGGATTCTGGCACCGCCAAATTTTCGTAGCCAGTGTACGCCTGTTGTTGCAGGTCCGTCGGCATCGCAACGCGTTCGCCCGTGTACGCTGTAAACGGCTGCTTGGCGATATCGCGGGCAACCGGGAGGAGGTCCTCCTTCAGGAACTCCTCTTGGAACACCGGCATCTTCTGCTCTTGTGTCGTATTTTGTGTTTCGTACACTGTCGTTGATTTGCTGCCCACGACTAAATCTCCATTTCAAAGTGTCGATGCGTTTCGACAAAACCGTTTTTCTCTGCGTAGCGACTGAAGCCTACTCGCCCATCCGCCTCAATCGCCGAAAGGCCTGCCGCTCTGCAAACATCTGACAATACTGCCAGCGCCGCTTTCATCCAGACCTTCATGTCAACGCCGCCCATAAACTCGATGAAAAGCGTTTGACGTTGAGGGTGTCGCACGACGCTAGTTGTAAACGCGGCGGCCAACGTGTCCTCGATGTAGACGTGCCACAGCAGGCTGCGCTGCTCAAGCAAATCCTCGACAATGTCCTCAAGCGATACGTTTCTGGCGTATGCCTCAATTGACGGTAGCAACATCTTCAGCGATTTCTCTAACGCTACGTCGACGTCCTCCGCAATTGGCTCAACTCTGACGACCTGTCTTTTTTTCAACTTTACAACATTATCGGTCAAACGTGAACCCTACCCATGTAAGCGCGTTATGTGGAGCGTGGTTGCTGGCGCTGCTGGGGCAAACGCCGTGGCGGATGTCGCGTCCAAATAGCCAGACGTGCTGTCCACTGCCCACATGACCTGCAAATAGTCACCCGCGCTCACGTCAAACTTAGCCGCACGCGATAACACTTGCGTCGCGTCGTTTTGGTGTAGCGAGTAAACGATGGTGTTATTAGGCGCGTCGGTGCCGTTCAGCCTTGGCCAGAAGTAAAACTTTACCGTGCTAGACGACGTTGACGATATCTGCGCTGAGAACGTCAGTAGATATTCGCCCGCATTCGCAAATACGATTTTCGTGGCGTCCGTGCCGTCTAGCGTTATGCCCTCGTTGCCCGTCGGCGCGTCATATTGGATGGCGTATGCGGTGTCTGTCGCGGCCGCTGTGACGTCCGTTGTGCGGTACAGCGATGCGTGGCCATCCTCCAAGACGACCTGAACGAACGCGCCGTCCTTAGACACCACAGGGTAGCCGTTGACGTCGTCCCAAAGCAAAACGCCGTTTTCCGCTGGGCTGTCGGCGTCCGTCTTAAAGAATATGCGCCCCAGGTTGCGTTGCAGGAATAAGTTTAGATTGCGCCCCCACTCCCTCACGTCCTCGCCTATGATCGGAGGTATCGCTGGCATTATCTAGTGCCTCCAGGGACGGTGTTCAGGCGCATGATGCCGACACGCCAATCGACCGCCTGATCCTGCTCGACACGCATCCGCACCTGTCTGCCGCTAAATCTAACGGATGTCGGGTTTGTCGGGTCAAACGGACCGTGGCTGCTCTCCGTCCCGTTGGGATAGAAGCGCGTCTTAAATGTCATCTGCACGTCGCCCTGCGTTTTCTCGTCGGGGATGACGTTGTTTACCTTGGCGATCTGCTCTCCGACGCCCATAGACATGGGTCCGGTTTCTGCATACACGGTGCTGCCGTCGTAGTTGTGGCCAACCTCATGATCCATAAGGTCTGTGCTGTCCGCCAGGCGCTGCGCCATGATCGGATATGTAAACACGCCGCGCGACACGCCAGACGTCCGCGCGAGGTCGCCGACTAGCCAGTGGCGCTCCATCAGGTCGAACGCGACGTATTTATCGCACTCAGTGGCATTGCCGCTTGGGTAGAACCACCAGACCTCTTGGTGCGCACCGTTCACCATGCCCCACACTTTTGATTGCTGCGACGTGTTAAAATCGCCAAACACTAAATCGTGGACGTCGCATGGCAGCACGCTTACGGTGTTGCCGTCGTAATAGAAGAAGTTTTCCTGGCCGTACCAGAAAACGCCCTTGTCCGTAGACACCGCTGATTTGCGTGACACAGCCCCGCAGTGCGTGCCCACGCGGTTAAACTGGTAGATGTAGGGCGGGCCGACGTATGTCGCGCTGTGCGCGTCTGTGTCGGTGATAATAAGAGAATTGCCTCGACCCTGAACGGCGCACATGATTTGGCCGCTCGTCTGTAGCGTTTGCGATCCCGCCTGATTTGTTGTCGACGGGGTCCAAGTGTCTCGATCCTCGAAATCGCACCACGCGACCTTACGGGGATCGCCACCAGAACCTAGCGCAAAGATAAAACGCTCCTCAGTGACATGCACGCCTAGGTTATCTATCGGCGCATTGTCTACCGGCTCAGCAACTGGATACCAACGCAGTGACACGTCGTCGATGTCAAAATTTGGCGTGTCGTACGCGTTTGGCACGATTTCAATTTTAACCTCAGTGTCATCAGCGCCAAAGCGGAAACGGTTTGTGCCAACGCTTAGCTTCTGGTCAACTAAAACCGTCGTGCTAGTCGTGCCCGTTACCTTGACGTTGACGTCTGGAACCGTCGTCGCGTCGCTGTCGTCATCAGGATCAATCAGCGTCACGATGACGTCGTGCGTGTCCTGCTTGTCTGGCGTCGCAGTGAGGCCAGAGACAGTTTGCTCTAGCACACCGAAATTAACGCGCGCCAGCTCATGGTTGTCGCCGTGATCCACGGTAAACGAATGCGTTGACCCGATGTCTTGGCGGAACACATGCGCTGCGCCAACGCCTACGCCGGTGATATCTACCGCCGCGCCGCCTGACGTAGCGGAAACCTGAAACTCAGTCGCCGTTGCATTGATGATGTAGTAGTCAGTGCCATCAACTAGGCCGGCGATGTCTGTGCCGCCACCGTTGCTATATGTGACGATCTCGCCGTCGCTAAACGTGTTAGCTGTGATAATCTTATCGTTAGTCGCGTCAACGACCGCCACGTCTGTACTGTCGATTGTGACCTCATTGTTGGCCGTCAAATCTATTGCAGCGCCGCCAGAGGTGAGCGATAGCTGAAACTCCGACGCAGTCGCCGCGATGATGTAATAGTTGGCGCCGTCGGTAAGGCCGCCGATGTCTACTCCGCCGCCGTTGCTGTAGGTCACATAGTCGCCAGTGGTGAATGTGTTTGTGTCGACAATTTTATCTGTCGCCACGTCAACCACCGCCGCATCGTCGCCATCAAACGTCAATGCGTTTTGCGTCAGGTCAATTGCCGCGCCGCCCGACGTCGCCGCTAGTTGCAGCGTGTTGGCCGTGGATCCGACAATAAAGTAATTAGTCGCAGTCGTTAAACCGCCCACAGCCGTCGCGGGCGCCGCCGGGACCGTATAGGTCACCTCGTCGCCATCGCTAAATCCGTGCGCTGTGATCGTGATTGTGTCGGTGGCGTAGTCTATCTCCGCCGCGTCGTCGGCGTCGAATGTCTTGACGTTTTGCTGATACTCAGCGACGCCGCCTGAGATTGTCCAGTTGACGCCCTTTGTCCAATCGCTGTCCGCCGCAAAATCGCCGTTGGTGACAAGCTCTGAACCCGGTGTAAACGTCAGGTCCCACTCCCAGATGACGCCGTCATCCACGCTGCACGCAATCAGTATTTCGCCGAAATTTTGAAGGTCCCACGTTGTAGCCGGGAACGGGATGCTGTCGGATTCTGGCTGTATCGGAACGCCAAACAAGCCTCGGCCGTAGCGACCCGCGCCATAGCCCGTGCCGATTATGCCGTCCTCGCGGCCCTCAACTAGGTCGTCGGGCGTGATGTCGTAAACAGTCCCGCCGCCGTTGACTGCCTTTAGCTCTCGATACGATCCGCAGGCCATCCACGCGGTGTTGTCGTTAGCCTGCCATGAGTGCATCCCGCGGACAGTTGACGACGTGACGCTATCAACGCGCTGACGCCACCCGCCAATCGGGCGCAGTGATCCGTCTAGCCAGCGCACTAGGCTGCCGTCGATCCACTTATTGCTTTCCTCTAGGTCAGTGCCGTTGCCGTGGAAGCCTGGGGGAATATCTAACGGGACAAGAGCCATCAAGGCGCTCCTTATGAGATAGTGCCGGCAGTTTGTACGTCGCCAACGGCTGTAAGATTTCCTGACGTGTCAATTTCCAACTTAGAGACGCCGCCGTATTTGATAATTAACTTATCGGATGACACCTCAAACGTCCAATCGCCATTCGCGTTATCTAGCGCAAGAGATGTGCCAACAACCTCACCGGCGTCGCCGTAAACAACGGCCTTACCATTTGCTACTGTCCCTGCGGTTGAGCCGTCTAGCAGATTGATGGGGCTGTCGGCGTCCGAACCGTTGACGGCGTCGACAATGGTGTCTAGCGCCGTGTTAATCTGATCCCCCCAGGTATTATTGGATCCATTTACGACGGGTTTCGTTATGCTAATAGCCATGATTTAATCCTTTACTGTCCGCACAATAGCACCTCACGCCACTTTCGTCCATATTTCTGGCGGTATTGAGGGCGTCAGCCAGCCGCGGATTTTTATGTCGTATCCAGTGACAGTATACGATCCATTGCTTGCCACAAACAACCGCTGAACAGTGAAATCTGCATCCTGACCCGTGTAGGCAAACGTACCTTCGTCAAACGCTTCGCTGATACCCTTGGGAATGTTCTGCCCTGTGACAGTAAACGACCCGTTCACCGCGTTCATTGATATGTGGATGTTTATGTCTTGCTCAGTGAGCGTGTACGATCCGCTATCAACGACAATGCCAAAGCCCGTGTCAAAGATTACATCCTGACCCGTAAGCGTGTAGCTGCCGCTGTCAACGACAATACCAAAACCATAGTCTAGCTCAACGTCTTGCCCAATAACGGTGAACGCCCCCGCATCCACTGGGAACGGACGCTGCGCAGTTAAGCCAACAGCACGCCCATCTAGTGTGAACGTGCCGCTTGGGTAAACGTCTGTTATTAGCTTGCCTGCACCCTGATAGCTTACTGCAAAGGTGCCAGACGTCACCTGCATTACGAAACTTTCGTTTGGACTAGGTGTGCCTAAAGGCGTTGCTGCTATCGGGGCGAAACCAAGCATATCTTACCTACGGTTTAGTGGGCCACGTTACACTGTGCGGAAAGCCAGCTTGATCTGTAATGTCTAACAATGCTGTACGATATGCAGACCATGCGTTCTGTTGCTCTGTTGTTAGGTCAGCCCAACGCAGTGGGTTAGATACGATAGGGTCTACTTCAGTTGCTAAGAGGTAGTCACGTTGACCACGAACCGCTGCCGCTGCTTGTGCGTCTAGTTCTTCTTGTGTAGGTGGAACGTATGCTGCAATGTTAGAGCCAAGGATTGCTTTAACAGCCTCATTATCAACAGTGGTATCTAGGTCATCATCACGCAGTGTGTAAGGTATCCACCCAAACTCAGGATGGTTAATCTCACAGTCAATGCTTCCATCTGCGTCAATGTAAGATGCGTTACGGGCTTCTGTAATTATTACTTGTTCACTCATTTTAAGAAATCCTTACATATATACCGCCATGAAAGTCGGTCCCGCCATGATTTGATCTATTCATTCTTCGCCAAGTTCCTGACACAGTACCACCCCGCACCAATCGCATTGAGCCACCGTTAGCATCAAATCCGATACTATCTGAGGTAGTTGTAAAGCCTCCGATGTATAAGCTTGACCCTGATAAAGTTGTATTTTCAGTGTATTCGCCATTATCTTCTGCGCCTAAAATATAAGTCCCAACAGCACCGTATGTCGTTGAAGCACCAGCCGAAATGTTACCAGAGCCAAGAATGCTTGTGCTGTTAATGGTTTTTAATCCGCCTACGTTTGATAGGTTCCTACTATCATCAATAACGGTAGTGCCGTTTACTTTAATCGCCATCTTCGTGTCCTTTCACTATTAGCGTTTCAGTTCTTCGATTTCGCTTTTCAACTCTTTGACAGCCTCAATCAGCACAGCCACGATGTTGCCATACTTAACCGATTTAATCCCTTCGTCATTCGTGCTGACTAATTCAGGGATAACCGCCTCAACCTCTTGCGCGATTACGCCGACCTCTGTAGGGCCACCGCTTAACCACCCAAACGATACGCCGCGCATTGCGCTTACCAAATCCAACGAACCTGTCAGCGTTGACACGTCTGTTTTCAACGTAGCATCTGATGTTGTGTTAAAGTTTGCCGCTGTGACAGTGGAGAATGTCGGGCTGCTAGTTGTGTTCAACGATTGGTTTGCTGTGAATGTTGTGTACCCGTTAGGGTTTGACGCAGCATAATAGTATGACCCTTGCTGCCCATCCAACGTGTCAGCGTCCAATCCTGAACCCGCACCGTCTACTGTCTTGATCGCTGTGAGTATCTCTGATGCAGTCTGATCCGCTGTCGCACCGCTTTCGATACCGTCTAGCTTAGACCCATCCGCAGATACGTCACGACCATCAAACGTCTGACCCGCTGCGAACGTGATAGCACCCGTCATGGTGCCGCCAGCCTTTGGCAGTGCCGCGTTTGCTGTTGTGGTTGTGCTTGTTAAAACGCCATCGCGCGTTGCAATGTCCACACCATCGACTGTGCCTGTAACCGTGATGTTACCTGTCACCGCTGCACCCGCTGCCGACACCGTAACGATATCCGACCCTGAATTTTGCAAGCGGTTCATGTCATCAGCTACAGTCGTGATTGAAACCTTTGCTGTCCCGCCAAGTGAGATAGCCGAACCGCTGTTGCTGCTTTCGCTAGGTGTTCGTGTCAGTGATG